CCGACCCGCTACGGATTTCCGATTGTGTACAACGGCACGGCTCAAGCATTCCAGGGAGACGCGGTCGAGATGTATATCGCGTTGATTCCGATCACCGAGAACGTGGCGCAAAGCTAATGGCCAGAGGCAACCGAGGGCTGCGCGAGCGGCCACCTGATTTCCGGCTTGACCCAGCGCACCCGCTTGCGAGGGGGCAGGTATTAGCCGGTCTGGGTCTATACAGCGGAAGTTCGCGGTACGTGGACAGCAGTGGGTACGGCAATCACGGTGCCTTGACCAATATGACGCCATCAACCGACTGGGTGTGGGTGCCGCAGTTGGGGCGATGGGCTAATGATTTCAGCGGCACAAAACGCATCGGTGGTTTTTTAGATCCTTTTATCAATGGGGGACACGGCAGTGTCTTCATGTGGATTTACTCTCGGGCCTCTGAGGCGTACAAGGGATGGATCGCGAGTGTTGATACAACTTTCACAGGCGGTTTCGTGATTTGGCGGACCAATGTTGATGGACGCACCCAGTGTCGACTCGGGACTAGTGGGGCATTTACAGCTACAGTCGCATCTGGAGATCACATTGTCCTAAACGAGTGGACACATTATGGATTCACGTATGATCAGGCTGTTATGAGAGTTTACAAGAACGGCCGGGAGATTGGCACTAGTGTCACTGCGACTGGCGTGCTGCAAGCGGCGGCTACGTTTTATGTGAACCGTTCTTACGCTGGAAATGAAAATTGTATAAGTTGCGATCCGCTCATTTATAACCGTGCCATCTCTGCTTCTGAGATCGCCCAACTCGCCGACCCGTCCAACGTGATGCTCTCTGGCCTGATCCTACCGCCACGCAGGAGGCTATGGGCGGTGCCAGCCGCACCAAGTGGCGAGCAAATTGACGCCACGCTGGGCGAGGTGGAGATCGAGTCACATAGCGCGACGGTCTTGCAGGGCACACTGATTACCGTTGCATTGGGCGAGGTGGACGTTGAGCCCCACGACGCAACAGTCTCACAGGGCACGCTGATCACCGCCGCGCTGGGTGAGGTGGAGATCGAGGCGCATGGCGCGGCGGTCTCACAGGGCATGCTGATCACCGCCGCGCTGGGCGAGGTGGAGATCGAGCCACACAACGCGACGGTCTTGCAGGGCACGCTGATCGACGCCGCACTGGGTGAGGTGGAGATCGAGGCGCATGGCGCGGCGATCTCGCAAGCAACACTGGTGGAGGCGACGCTGGGGCGAGTGGCTATTGCTGGTTATCCTGCGGTGATCGGGAGCGGTGCGGCAACATTCCAGCCTGCATGGGCCGCAGGCATTAACCTGATATTGGGAGCTTAGTAATGGCCAAGGGCGATTTCACACTGTTCAATTCGTTCGCACAAAACATCGCAGACAAGGTCCATGACATTAAGGACACCAACGTCCTGAAACTCGGACTCATTACAGACGCGATCACGCCGACAGCGGATTACGGAAACCCGTATTGGACGAGCTACCTTGGCGAGGAGGAGGTTACGGGCGCCGGGTACGGTTACGCATCGGGCGGACATGTATTGACGTGGGATGCCGCCACTCGATGGGCACTTGTTAGCGGTGTTGGCACGCTCGATGCCGACGACATCACGTTCGCACAGAACGCCAGCGGATTCACCGACGCACGTTGGGGCATCCTGTACGACGATACGGCCACTAGTGACCCGGCAATCGGATTCTTGGATCTAGGGGGCGATGTCTCTCAGGTGACGGGTGCCGTGACAATTGCGTGGAGTGCCAGCGGAATCCTTACGATCACGGTTAATCCAGCGTAACCGAGGTTCTCATGTATCCAAAAAACGCAGCCTCGCCGAGATGCATCTACGCCAAAGTGGTCAGTGCCGCCGACGGCTCGCCGATCACGACAGGTGTGACGGCGTTCCATGTGCAAGCATCGACACGAGGAGCGGTGGGTGGCACAGCGGCAGCTCATATTGCCTACGGGCTGTGGGGCTACACCCCGACGCAAGCCGAGACGAATTATGACACGTTCGCCATTGAGTTCTATCACGCGGACGCGGTGGGTGACGGGCCGGTGGTGCAGGTGGTGACCGGAGCTGATGCGGTATGGAATGACACGCTAGCCGAGGATTACCCGGCGTTCGAGGACACCGCCCCGACGGCAAGGCAAATGATGTGGATGATGATGCAATCGATCCTGCAAAACGAGTTAGATGATGGTGTGTTCAAGGTTCTCAAGATTGATGAGACAGATGCGGCAACATTCGAGGTGACAAAGAATGCTCTCGATTATCCAGTCAAACGAGTGAGGGCGACATGACCGACTCCTCGAGCTACCTGACGACTACTGGTTATTTCCATGAGGCTGATGAGCGTGATTCTCCGCTGATCAATCGTGGTCTTGGAAGCTACGTCAAACACTACATGCTGGGTGGCTGGACAATCCCGCAGGGAACCTGGAATGAAATGCGTAAGTTTAACGCAGGTAGCCGAAGCAGAGGAATCTGTCCGCCCGGCCGAATACGAACTTGGAGACTGAGCGAATGACGGCCACCCGCGTAAAACAGCCAGCCGAAACCCTTGCCTTCGCGATGGACTTCGCTGACCTCCTTAATGTCGGCGACTCGCTTGCGTCCGTTACGAGTGCGGCCAGCTCTCCTACTGGTATTACACTGGGTGCCACGACGATCGTCGGCACCGAGGTGCGTTTCACCGTCTCCGGCGGGACGGATGGGACGACGTATTTGATCGAGGTGGTGGTCACAACGGCGAACGGCGAAACACTCGAGGGTGACGGATACTTGGATGTGGCTGATCTGCCTAGCGGCGTCAGTCGGTTGACCGCGACGTATCAGTCCTTGATGGCGGATATCGGCCAATGGATGGGGTACGGCCGGTCTGGATGGGATAGCGATACAGAGGAAACGCTTGAGACGATCCTGCGTGACGGGCTCAGTCAGTTCTATTGGCCCCCGCCAATCGACAGAGGTACAGCGCATAGCTGGACGTTTTTGCGCCCGCTGACAACTCTAGCTACGGTTGTCGGGCAAGAGGACTACGATCTACCGACTGATTTCGGTGGACTAATTGGACGCATTTACTTTTCGTCAACTGATAATATCTGGCTTCCCGTGAGCGACATAGGGACTGGCCAGATCTTGAATTTGCGGGCGCAGGATATTTCTTCCGGCCCGCCTCGTTATGCGGCGGTGATTCCGCAGTCGACTACGGGAGCTTCTCCGCTGCGATGGACCCTGGCCCTTTCGCCAGAACCGGATGCGATTTACACGCTACAGTACCGCTACCAAGTGACCCCTGACACGATTGATGACGGTCGCGTGTATCACGTCGGCAACGCGATTCATTCGCGTACGCTGCTGCAAAGCTGTCTCGCCATGGCTGAGCTTCGGTTCCGCGATGGAGAGCAACAGCAGCAGCAGGCGTTTCTCACCGCACTGGCGGCGAGTATCGCCCATGACAGGAAACTGTCTCCTCAGACGCTGGGTGGAATGAGTGATGGGGGAGGTGTTGTGCAGTCGCGACACACTTACGTGACGTACAACGGCACCCTCTACGACAACCGTTAACGGGCATCGTTGCCCACGAAGGTTCGTGTTCCCTCCAGTTTTAGGAGTTCCGCGATGAGCGCACACAGGCTACTGCACGACATGTATCGTGCTCCGTTTCTCAAGACTGATCCGGGCGGGGATGGCGGCGTCTTGACCGTCGACCGTTGGGGAGCCGTCTTCCCTATCACGACCACCGGCGCGCATGGTCGCGTCCTGGCCGCACCAACAAAGGCGGGTCTTGTTGCCACTGTTGTATTAGAGAAGGATGGTGGCAACCTGACACTTACCGTCAATCCGACATCCGGTACGGTCTACGGGTATAACGCCGACAATGCGACGACAATTGTGTTCGCCGATGCAGGTGATTACGTGACGTTTATGTCGATCAAGGTCGATTCTGAATACGCTTGGCGCGTAATAGCCCATGAGGGCACCAACGTGGCTGGCGAGGATCTGACCGTTGATCAGTTGACGGCCACGACCGCCACGGCAACCACCGCTACGGTGACAACCTTGAATGCTCCGACTGTCTCTGCGGAACATGGGGCAGGCGTGATCGGGACGGCAGCCGCTCCGGTCACGTCGCGTCGAACCGTCAACGGTGACATTATCACCGAGTTCAAGATCGATCTAACCGGGTTGGCCAGCAAAAACACGGCCAATGACGTGATCGGACTCGCCGCAGGCGGCAATGCCTACATCGGTCGCAACGTGGTAGCCACGAACGGGATCATTTACAAGATGGAGTTGGTCTGCTTGGAGACGCCAGCCGGTGGGGACAACGACATCAACGTGGTCGCTGCTGCGTCGGGGACTTTGGCCTACGATGGCGCTGGCGGCACGACCTACGGCGTCGATGGAGGCGACCAAGTCGCCGGGCAGGTGGTTGTGGATGAGGTGCAAGGCTTGACGGCTGACCACTACTTCTACTTGACCGCCGGAACGGGCGACACCGCTGACACGTACACGGCGGGGATGTTCATCGTTCGATGGTACGGGCATGCCCTCCTGGCCTAATAGGAATAGCCAATGGCGGGTAAAGTGCTTGAACTTCGCTTCCCAGCCGCCGGGGTTTCTCGGCGGCTGGGGTTTGACTCGATCCAGGGAGCCCGTGGCGCGCATGGCACGCCCTGGACGGTGAATATGCGGCCAGAAGATCCGGTCGCGTCACGTCGACGAGGCGGCTCGAGGCCGGGTCTGGCTGCTTTTACAGATAGCGTGCCGACCATGCCCAGCGCCCGGCTGGAAACGGAGGATGGCACGCCGATCTGGACCGAGACTAACGATGAGATCTTGATGCCGGTGACGGGGACAACGGTCGAGTACCCGGCGATCATGCAGGCATTGCACGCTTTCGGGGTCGCCTCGTTGCCAGAGATCGCGATTACCACCGGATCCGCGCCGACAAGCCCCGAGCACGGCTGTGTCTGGAGGAATCGGCTCGTGCTCACTGCGGGTGGAGTCGTGTATTTCTCCAAGCAGGGCGATTGGTCAGACTGGGATTACGGTTGCGATGTGGAGAACCAGGAACGTGCGTGCATGCTCCAGCCCGCCGAGGCGAACGAGCTGGCTGCAACCGTCACGGCACTGATTCCAAACCGTGACCAGACACTGCTGATCGCGACGAAATACGGGCTATGGTGCCTCTCTGGGGATCCGGCAGCGAATGGGACCTTGACGAACGTGTCGAGGTTTGTGGGAGTCCAGTCTGATCGAGCATGGTGCAAGGCGGGCGACACAGTCTATTTCTTGTCTGATCATGGACTCTATAGCGTCCGCGCTGACGGGCATGAGCTGAAAGACCTGTCCGGTGACAAACTCCCTGACGAACTCCGTTCTGTCGACACAACTACCGTAGATATCTTCCTTGGGCACAACTACGGAGATAGCGGTGTATTCGTCTTCCTCGAAGGGGGCGATTACCACTGGTACTTCGACCTGGAAGCTGGAGGGTTCTGGCCATTCACGCTGCCGAAGACGATTACGGCGGTGTTCGCAGTCGATAGTAGGATGGTTCTCCAAGACAACGTCGGATTGTACTGGACCTTCGATGGCGACGACGACGGCGGCGCTGACATCGAAAGCCATCTGCTCCTCGGCCCGTTCCGGCCCGGTAGTGCCACGCAATTCGGGATCGTCAACGAATTGCACGGCGCGGTAGACACAACCGGATCCGTGAGTTGGGCGATCTTTGTTGGTGACACCGCCGAGGACGTTGCTGAAACGGCCAAGTCGGCGATCGAGAGTTATCTTGCGGGTGACCTGACCGCCGCGATGGAAAACGTGTTCGCGTCTGGAGCCTGGAGTGGTGGTCGCAGCAAGCGGTGTCACCCGCGATCGCGAGGCATGTGGCAGGTCCTGTGGTTGTGGTCTGAAGACCCATGGGCGTACGAAACAGTGGTAGCTGAAGTTCAGCCGTTTGGGAGGTGGCGATAATGGGTGTCAAAGTATCTGAAATGGCCACTGACACAACGATTGCCGGGACAGAAAAGCTTGTGTCGCTGGATGGGTCCACCTCAAAGGTGATCACTACGGCGAAGATGGCCGAATACGCCATCGACACGCTTTACGCCGCTGCATCCGCGACCCCCACCACAGGCGATACGATCGTAGCTTTTCGCGGCACCGACGAAAAGAAACTCGGGCTGGACGCAGTAAGCACTTACGTGCATGCGGATATGATCGCTGACTTCGCTACGGTTACTGCACTTAATAGCAGCGATAAGGTGATCATGCAGAGGTCAAGTGCGGGGCAGCAGGCAACGGTCGAGACACTAGCCGACCACATCCTGAGCACGTACGTGATCGATCTGGGCGCCGCACCCGCAACGTCGCTTTCCTCCGATGATGAATTCCTCGTGTTTGAAGACGGGACGGCAACCCTTTGCACACTATCGGCGCTTGAAACCAAGTTGTGGACTGATTACGCGGCTTACGTGAATGGCTTGGCGGCGGTTTCGTCTGCGGCCGATACAGACGTGTTCTACACGATCCAGGGTGGCACGCCCAAGTACGTCACGAACACGACACTGGCCGCATACTTGCTTGCCGAGATCGGCCCGTCGATCGTCGACGACACCTGGGATGATGCGGCCGTTGTGACTTCGACGAGCGATTCCGACGTGTACGTGCTCGAGCGATCTGGCGCACGCAAGAGCGTCGCCGCCCAGTATATTGCGGCTTACGTGCTGAGCAACTTCGCGAGTAAGTCTGCCGTTACTCCGGCAGCGGACGGCGATAAGGTGGCGATGTGGCGTGGTAGTACACCGGGGACGCTGACGGTCGACGTGATTGCTTCGTATGCGCAGCAGACAATCGTGGATGACTGGGCGACAGTGACCCCGGCAGCAGGTACAGACAAGGTCTTGATCAATCGCTCATCCGCCGGAAAACAGGTTTTACTGAGCGACGTAAAGACTTACGTGCTGACTGATATACAAGACACGGTCCTCGATTCTGCAACGATTACTTCCACTGCATCGCCCACTACGACCGACGTGCTCTTCCTTGATCGCAGCGGCACGCCACGCAGCTGTACGCTGGCGAACCTGGAAACCAAACTGTGGACCGATTTCGCGACTTACGCGGGCTCACTAGCCGACGCTGGAACTTTAGCGGACGCAAACAAGTTTTATGTGCTCCAGTCGGGAGTTGCCAAATACTGTACTGCCCTGGAAATCGCAACCTATGTGGCAGCAGAGATCTGGGGCTTCACTTCCGCAACGCTTGCAGGTACGGACAAGGTTTTCGTCTATTCGGGTTCGGCAAACAAGACAACGACACTTGACGATATCGCTACCTACGTGATGACCGGTGCCCAGGACGAGATCCTTGATATATCTGGATTGACAGAGGCGAGCGGAGTCGCGTCAACGGATCAAATGCTGCTCGTACAAGGTGGCACTCCGTACTATATCGAGCTTGGCGACGTCGCAGCAGAAGTCACCGATACGCTACCTGATTATATCGCGGCGCTTGGTGCGGTAACGACGCTCGCGGATGACGATACGATAATGTGCCTCCAGTCGGTTACCCCGAAGAACGCTCGCATGTCTGACGTGTACTCGTACATTTCAGACGAGCTGACCGAGAATTTCCCGTGGAAGCCGATCACGTATACGAAGTATGACGACACGCCATCGAGTCCGTACAAGACGCTGTCAATGACCGACACGAGCGACATGGCTGTTGGTCTCCCGATCAAGTTTGACCGGGGCGGTTCAACTTATTACGCAATTGTCACTGAAGTCGTCACAAACACTTCCATCACGATTGCTGGTGCGCCAATGAGCGCAACTATCAGCAATCTGTTCGTTGGTCTGCCGAGCCAAGTTCATCAAGCCAAGTTCTGGGTCGACACGGCGTGGGGTGGTTCGATACAGGACATTTTCGCCGACGTGACCAAGGAACGCCACCGATGGAATTTAGGAAAGGCATACCTTGTCTCGTTCGCTGCCACGAGTGGCGTTGCGGATACTGGCGCAAGCGAACCAAAACTCAACGTCAAGATCGATGGCTCGCTGGTTTCCACCTATGACTCCAACAACGGGATTCAACTGTCTGGGACTGCTGGGACCTGGACGGACAATGATGCTGTCTCGGTGAACACGACAAATTATGTCGTCAACCGAGGCGACGCGATTGACCTCCGGTGTACGGCGGCAGGCACTAACGGGGATGCGGACTGCCTGTCTGTCGAACTGCTCTTCGTTTTTGAGTGAGGGTCCCAATGACAGTACCAGCTCTACCGCTTTCCGGGGGCACGTTGCGAGACGTGTCGCCAACAACGATCACCAGTCCGTACACTGGCACATGGTGGCTGAGCAATTATATCGTTGGTGTCCCAGAAAGCGCACTGGGATGGCTAGTGGCGCAGGGGTGGCAAGTCGCCAATGCCGCGACCGACGAAGATGGCGTAACGACTTACGCGCTCTCGCGTCAGTCGATGAACTCATGGATGATTCTTCAGTCGCTCTTGAACCAGTTCGTGTCTGCGTATAACGAAGGGCGTGCGGCGAACAGTATTCGCTACAATGATGTAATCGACCTGTGGACGAACTTGCTCAATGTCACTCGGTCCACTCTGAACACGCATGCCGATGTGTCCGATGGGCACGTTACTGTGTACCTAGGATATCTGGACGATCTACAGACCGAGGTTGATACGCAGGTCGCCGCCATTGAAGCGGATATGTCGGTTGCCTCCTCCCAGGTTGCTGTGCAGCTGGCGTCTTATTTATCGCGGTTGGTCACGCTGGAATCCCAGTACGACACGCATGCCACAACGATGACCGCGCTAATCAACCAGTTCGCTTCTGAGCTGAGCACGTTCCTCGCTAGCTACTCGGCATCGGTGGATCGACTCGAGTCGGCACTCACGGTCCATCAGGCAGCGGCAGACGCGATTAAAACAGAGGGCACCGCAGCCTTAACTGCCCATGAGGTTGATTATGGCGCTCTAATACTCGCCACACAAAGCGACTACACGGCGCACGCGGCAACGGTTGACGTGCTTCTGTCCGAGCTGACCGCTCAACTGGGGTCACACGTTACAGCCATCGATGCGCTGCTCGCTTCGAGCCTTAACGACTATTCGACACTCGATAACGAAGTCAATGCGCTGCTTGATACGCTGGATACGGAATTTGGCGAATACTCGGTGGATGCCAATGCGCTCTTGGGGTACGTGCTAAGCGATTACGGCACCCACTCTTCGCTGGCAAGCGGCTACCTTACCGGCCTCGGCACGGTGGACACGGCGCGGATTAACGAGCAATTTGATAACCTGAAGTCCAGGTCGATGCAGGGATTGATGGATCGGGGACTGTATTCGTCCTCGTTATTCGTACCCATCGATACCCGTATCGAGCGAGAACGGTCGGAAGCATTGTCAAAGCTGGCCGACCAGCTGAATCGAGAGAAACTTGACAATCAGCACAAGTTGTACGCTCAGCAATTGGACGTTCGCATTCGCACCTTGGACGGCAAGACACGGGTCTTCAGCCTGCAACAGGATGTGATCCGTTATCGCGCTGAGACTTTGACACGGCTGCACGGTCAGTTGCAGGAAGTGCGAAACCGCACCGTCGCCGCCAAGGGCCAGCTTCTCGAATTGCGGCGGCAAGTGGCACAGTTTAATACAGCCACGCGGGATTCCTTACTCGCGCAGAAACTCAACGTCGATAAGTTGGCGCTCGACGCGAGCGATCGCCTGTATCAGTACGGGGAGACATTGCGTAAGTTGCGACTTGGTGACGAGCACCAGATGTTCAGTGAGTTGGCGGCTGTTTACGGACGCGATATTGAAGCTGTGGTCAAATCCTATGAGGCGCAGCGAGCCGTCCTGACTGCGATTGCAACGCAACGAGAGCACCTACTTGCTCAGTTCCTAGAGTCCCGAGGAAGGGCACTGGGGGCGCAAGAAAAATACAATGCTATGTCCCTACAGAACGGACAGTTCTTGTCCGAGACGCGGCAGCGGATGATTGCCACGACGATGCAGGCTCGCCTTGCACGCGCAAGCGGACGAATGGACGTTCGCGACAAGGAAGAAAAGATCATGGCATACCAGCTGGATACGAGGAACAACTTGGCGGTTGGCCTGTTCGGCTTTGTCGAGCGCCGCGAGGACTCGTATCCTGACATGTCCGAGATCACAAAGCTGGTTGCCGGGCTGGGCGACAGCGGCGGTGGGTGGGTGACTCCGTGAGGCAAACATGTTCCGTAAACGACGCACAGTAACTCCGCACTTCAGGACTCCAGTCCCGTACAATCCGTTCACTGGTAAGTTCGCCCAGTTCGGAAGAGAAACCGAGGTTGCCGGGGACGGAACTGGTTTTCGGTGGTCGATGAACGCAAACACGCGATATTCAGGCGATCCAGATATAGACGTTCCTGTTGACACAACTCGGCAATTGAAGATGCGAGGCGAGATAGCGGACGGGATATGGTGGGATCCGCTGACGGAAGCTGGATGGCACATCAGTGAGACGGAAGAATGTCTGGTCTGTGACACCGAGGGGATCTATTTCGTTTCCTTGAATTTCGAGTTTTACCCTCGCAAACTTTATTCAGGGAATGTCGAGTGTCAGCGACTTCGGGGCGTAACGGAAAAGACCATTTGCAGAGACTGGGTTATTCTCCCTGAGATTAAAGCGTCAAGTGATTTTATGGGTATGTCTTGCTATGGGGCTAGGGAATTCCTGGCGGGCGACAAGATGTTTGTGCGTTTTGAGCATGACGAAGACGAGTCTGGATCTGCACTGGCGGATCCTCGGATAGGCGGCTCAACCATAACGGCTTTGTGGGTCAACAGTGCTATCTGGGGCGATTAGGGGGCAGTGGTATGCCAATCACGATAAAACATCAGCCAATTGCAGGGGCGGCGGCGGGTGCCTTCGCTGCCGGTGTCGGGTCGGCGTACAACCGTCGTCGCAAGGAAGAGCAGGACCTGCTCGAGCAGCAGCAGCGGTGGCAGTCCATGGCGGGCATGGACGCGCGGCGGGAGCAGGCTAGGTTGGTGCGGGATGCGCTAGACAATCAGTTCCGAGCTGGCGAAAACCAAAGAGACCGCGAAGCTAAGGCGATCGAGGGGCAGCTCGATCGTGACGTCAAGGCAGGTGAACAGCGGTGGGAGTGGGTGCAGCGAGAGGTCAATTCCGGTCGAGCCGCCTATTCGCCCGATCAGGTCTCGCGATACCAGAACCTGTCGACCGAACTATCGTGGATACAGGAGCAGCCGGGGATCAGCGAAGAGGACAAGGAGTACGCGAGACAGTGGATCATGCCACAGCTGGACGATATCCGCATGAATCCGCAGGTAACACTTCAGCAGCCACAACCGCTCGAGGATCGCCTACGGTCTAGTGTGACGAATTACGATCAGGTCTCCCATTTGCCGTGGCAGTTTGACCCAAAGACCGGCGCGCCGACCGTTGACAAGACAGCTTATGAAGCAATGCGGTCCCAGCAAGAAGATGCACGCAAGGACGAGGAGTGGAAGCGAAAGGACGCGGAGAACCGGGAAAAGAAGCTGGAGGACCTCCACAAATCGAAGATGGCGTTATTCGACGCGAAGGTTAAGTATCGCGGTCAGCTCATGGGGCTGAAGGACCAGATGAACCGACCTCGCTATGGGGATTCCGCTGCACTCGACGCTGAAGTGGACCGGCAGTTCCGCACTTACGAGGCAGACCTGCTACAGAGGGAAAACGAGTTGCTTCGACCAGGAGGATCACAGCCGCAGATGGGGCAACCGCAGCCACAGAGCGGACAGGACCTCTTGCTCGACCCGTACGGTTGGCAGCGACGGCAGCAGACGGGGCAGCCACAGAGCGGACAGGGTGCCCCTATGTCGCAGACCGCAACGCAACAGCCGCTCGTCGGTGATGAGCTTGCAAATCGCATTGTCCAGTTCGCTGCGACGCCAGAAGGAGGCGACCGCGTAATGCAGCAAGTCGCTGAGTATGTTCAGTGGATGACTCCTGAGGACCGTGCATCCTTGACCCCTGAAGCCGTGCAGCGTCTCGCTGGTAACGCTCAAGACCAGTTCCATAGTAGGGCTGTATCGGCTGCCATGAACCGGCTGTCACGAGCAGCGGATCCAGGTGAACGCGATGCGGACGTTTCCAATGTGATCGACCGTGATATGTCGGCTGGAGTAATCATGCAATTGCCGTTCCTTTCACGCGAAGCTTTTGAGTCGGCTACTGAGAAGCAGATGCGTGAGTGGGGTCTCGTGGAGGGTAGTGCGGTCTTGACCGAAGACGGCATGATTTATGAGGTGCGATACTAATGCCACAAGGCAAACTCACGCCGGAAGAAATACGTGCCGTTCGCAGTGGGGCCGGTACGCCCGTCAAGCCCAACCCGCACTTCGTGCCAATGTCTAGGCCGCAGGTGCGTGCTCTTGTTGAGGAGCAGAATGCGGCAGAGATCTCGCGAGGCATGACGCAGGGAGTGAACCGGGGACTTGGGCGATATATCGGTGGCGCGTCGGACTTCTTGGGTCAGGTCGCCTATTCTCAGGGCCTTAATACCACCTCGATGCTCCAGAGAGCGACGGGGGGCGATACAGGCGCAGACGTGTCGCATGCTCGCCGTAGCGGTTTTAATATCGCAGCCGCTGAAAATGAAGGCATGATTCGCGG